AAAATTTTGAGACTTCTTCTTCAAGATCATCCTTAATATAGCTTTTATATAATGATTTATCAAAACCTCCCATATCAACAAAGGTATCCATTGGTGTAAACTTTGATTTCTGAACCTTAACACGTTTAACAAAAGCATCATCTGAGTGTTCTTTTGCCCAATCTCCAAAGGTAGTATCTTTACCCACCTTATATGTTTTACCATCTTTATCTCTTGCTATTCTATCATTAACAGCAGGTCCTATTATATCATCCTCAAAATAAGGTATTGTTGTGCTCCTACAATAAGGATGTAATGGTGGCTGATTAACTCCTACCTTTGCATCTTTAACTCTTATTGGTTTTCCATTATCCATATCCCTACATATTTCTGAGGTTCTATTATCTAATGTTGCAGTAAATAGATAAAATTCAACAATACCATCACTTTGTCTATAAGCATCCATTGTTCCTTCGTTGGCAATATGATTAACTTCTGTTCTAATAAGTCTTTGAGCATTTGATAATTTTATGTCTTGGTCATAATTTGTTTTCATTATATCAACCAATTTTTGTGCTGCTACATTACTTCCATGCCCTCTAACAAATTCTTGTTGTATTATTTTTTCTAATTCTACAATTACTTTTTCTTTGTTCTGCCATATCCTGCTGCTATAATTATCTCCTATCCAATTTGCTCTAACTGCTCTTTCCAGTTGTAGTCTCCCAGGTTGTGTAAAGTCAATCCCAAACCCAATTGATTTGTCTAAGTCAAATTTGGCTCTATAAAAGCTATCTTCATATATATCCATCATACCATCACCCAAAGCACCATCTAACCTATTGGATATGTTTTCAACATTATAATTAATGTTTGAAATGAGTTCTTCCATTCTAGTCACATATGCTTGACCACTTAACCTCCTGAGATTGCCAATATACTTGTTAGATAACGCTGGATTACCTAGTCTTTTTATCTCAGCTATATATTGTGCCGATTGTTCTTTAAACGTTTTTAGCTCAGATGTACTTAATCTCTTTCTAGTGTCTTGTAATGATATTTTATTATCTGTTGCATATCTTCCATAAAATGCATGAACTTCTTTTCTTATATTAGATATAGATATACTAGCACTTGTTTTTAATCCCCGTTCTATTTGTAATGCTGTTTTCTCACCACTAATTATATTCCTAGTATTTCTAAGATCCCAGTATTCGGAATTAGGTAGGTTTATTGTTTTATCAGCCATTTATTAGAAACCTCCTTTATTAGAGCTTTCTGTTGCATATGATGCTTGTATTGCTAGGTTGTCTTTCATGTTTTGATCTTCTTCTAATTTTGCTTTTGCTTTGTCTTCATCAATTCTTTTAGTCTCCTCCTCAATATCATTAACCCAAGGATGCTTAGCTCTTACTGTTTTAGTACTAACAATATCTGGCATATTATTACTCTTAGCACAATTATCAATTAATTCTGTTTCATTCATAATTGTTTCAGTATTAAATATTATTTCTGATTCTTCATTTAAAAAATCTCCTGTACCTACATTGAGACTTTCAATTTTTATAAACCATAGCAGTTGTTCTAAAGAATCATCAAATTCTGATATTATATTTTTACAATCTGATGCTAAATCCTCATATAGGAATTCTAGTGCAACTCCACTTGGATCCCCAGTATGCTCATCTTGATTGTCAACACCATTGCCAAATGCAAATATATCTTTTCTTAATCTTGTTAAATGTGCTTCATGTCCTTCTACTTCTACGGGGGTATCAATTGAATCCACTCCACCATCTTCACCTACAAACATCATTCTAAATAATGCAACATTCGCCATAAATTCTTCTTTATTTGTACCATCATAATTTTTAATAACTTTAATTGAATTAGGTATATCTTGTAATACATTAGAATTATCTGATGTATTTTTATCATAATCATCTATTAATGATTTTATCCAAGACAGTAATGATTGTTCTTCTATATTATACTTGAATGCCACAAAAGGTACCCTTGACCAATTTCCTTTTATATTATCAATCTCAGATTCACCTGTTTCTGAATTAACAACTATCTGTCCTTTATTATCAACTCTAATTTGTTCTGTTGTAAAATGTGAATTAGGTTCTGTACTTAATATAGTATCATCAATTCTATCTTGATAGTCAGGATCCAGCTGTAGTCCGTCACTATCCATTATATAATACCAAACACCTTCTACAGTGTGATATTCTACTTTTCTTATATCATATTTTGTTCCATCACCTTTAAATTCTGTAATATCATAAAACCTTATAACTCCTGTTAATATAGTATGGTCTGAATCCTCCCAAAATGCAATAATTTCCTCACTGGGTATTCTCTTAAATGTTAATTGATTATCTTTATTATAATATACTTGAATCCAAGCTATTCCTTTCGTTATAGCCTCTCTTCCTACATTATTAAGTTTCTTATAAAACTGCTTATTAAAGTAGTGCTTAATAATAGCACCAAAATCTTTTGATTTTGTTTTAAAGGTAGGAGGAGTACCTAAGAAGTAGTTTATCTTTTGATTAACTAATTTTCTCATAAAAGGATGAGCTAATTTAGTATTAGATAAATTAACGTTTTCTTTTGCAACCCCATTCCTGTCTATATATGTTCTTTTGACTTCTAATATATCCGTTACATTGCCATAATATGCTTTAGATTTCAACATTGCTTTTCTAACTGGACTATCAATAAACTCTTTTATACTAGATTCTAAGAAGTCTTCTTGTGGTTTACCAAATGTACCTAATCTCATAATTCTATTATTTACCTGTACAAATTCTGTATTTAAACTTTCAAATGCCATATTCTAACCCTCCTTTGGTTGCTTTTATTATACATCATTAATCTTATAATTGTAAGACTAGAATGTAAATGTATCAATTGTTAATTTCTCAGTAGCATATCTCATTGCATCCATTAGATGGTCATAGTCCTTAATTGGTTTACCAGTAAACACTCCTGTCTTAGAATCTGTGTCCCATACATAGTTGCTTAACTCAATAATTGTATTAATACATCTTGGGTGAACTATTATCTTATAATCTTGTAATTTCTGAATCCCAGCATCCACACTTCCAGGACCTTTTTTAGCTTTAAATATTCTTGATAATCCCAATACCCTCAATTCATTAATTGTTCTTGGGTCTTCACTATCTGCTGCTATTTTTGAGCGAGCATGACCTTTATATTTTATCTGGTCATATATTTGTTTATTTGTTAATTTAGATTTGTATATCTCGTCATATATATAAATCTCTTTTTTCTTTCTATCAGCTAATAATGCTATAAATGCTGTGGGAGATACACTATACCCAAAGTCTAATCCATTAAGCTCTCTATATATTGGTTTACCATAATTATCTACTTTATATCTAAGTCTATTAATATCAAATTCTCTTTCTTCCCAATTATCATATATCAACCCCTCTGCTATACCCCAATTGCCTTCACCCTCTATTGAGTATCGTCTTGGATTGTTTATCTTCATTTGTTTAAATATCTGTAGGTCATCTTCACCAAGAAATTCATTACAATCAAAATTCTTAGTTATTGCCATCACATTCTCTTCCTCGTTAATGCCATCAGGGCCCACTATATCAAAGAATCTTTTCTTTAGCCATATTTTTTCAGACCAGGCATTAAATGTAAGGGTATGCTGCTTAAATAAATGTTCAGGTAACTCACCTCTAATTGATAGGTCAATCTTATTAAAATCATCTTCATTGGAACATTGAAATGCTTCCTCCCACCAGGTCCAACATAATTCCCCGTCTTCTACTGTTATTGATGTAATAGACATTGGGTCATCTAAACCTCTAAACAGTATTTTCTGTCCACTAGGTATATATACCAGTTGTAAAGGTGAAGTAGTTGCTTTCCACAAGTGCCTTACACCCATCTTATTGATAGCCCATAGTATCTGAGCATATGTACTATCTTTATGCGTGTTATAAAACCGCCTTATTACTAATGTATGAGGTTTTACTCCATACTTATGGAAGTATTTCATCATGTTATATGGAAACCAAAAAGCAGCGGTAGTAGATTTCTTACTACCACGCCCACCTTTCAGTGCTCTATATCTTTTTTTACAATTCCAAAAATCTTTATATCCTTTACCTATTAACTTAGGAAGATTATTAACAATGTCTCCTTCAGCTGTATTGTATGATGTTGTCATTATACTCCCCCATTATATCAATCCCCCATTAATGCTTTTATATATTGAGGATGTAGATTATCTCCTGAGCATTTTATATCCATACATATTACTTTACCTGAACTTAATTTATATGCATTACCCCCACATGTTTTACATATGTACTCTAATGGCACTGGTTTTTTATCTTTCATCTGATCTCCTTATTACTAATATTTCTTTTTGTTTACACTTAGGACAATAGTATTTTATCTCCTTTGTGAGCTTATTAGATGCAATAATAGCCCTTATAGGGGTCCCAACAACTATATCTAATATAATAATACCAATAAGTATTAAAAATGCAATACGGGTTAATGTTATAGGTATTATCAGTAATAATAAGCATATAACAATACAATACACATCTGCTATAATGTTTTGTACTATTTTATTAGGTGCCTTTTGCATTTTACCATTACATCCATCTTTATTACATGGTTTAAACATTGTATATTTATTTTCCATATTAATTCTCCTTTCTTCTACTTGAACAAAATGTTCCACAAACAACACAATTATACATTAAGCTATCATCTTTATGTATAACTTTAAATGTATTACATCCGCAAATGCATATAAGAGGCTCTCCATATTTTGTTCTTAATACAACTAATTCATCTTTATCAGATTTGATTTTACTTTCTTCTAATTTTGTTTTGAATTGATATAATTCATTTTTTGCCATTTTTTAATCCTCCAGTTCTTCTTCTCCTATGAATATAACGCTCCCACTATGATTAATATTTTCTTCGTTGTAACCATGCATCTTATTGAGTTCACTAGATGCATTAATTATTCCTTGATTATTTATATTTGATAATCTTCTCATTTTTCTTAAATCAATAACTTTCTTTAAAATTTTTGTTTGTTCTTCCATACTATCTACTACCTGAGATAATTTTAATAATTCGTCTATTTCTTCTTCACATGCCTCATTAATACGGTCTACTTCTTTTCTATTAATATCTACAACAAACCTCAATGTCTTTACTGCTTCTCCCCGTGACCATGATTCCATTTTCTCGTTTAATTCTTTATATTTATCCGTGTAGAACAATATACGTTTTTTAACCTTTTCCTTGCTTGCTAACTTGCTTGCCATAATGTCTAATGATGTAACTTTCCAATTTGTCTTATTGGGGTATGCTTTAACATATGACTTTCTTTGAGTCCATCCTTGTGCTAGTTTGTTTGCATATATATCTTCTGCTACTGTACACACCTTATTATCTCTTGATTTTGCCTTACCTTGTTTATTTTTAACTTTTTTTATGTCTTTATCTTCCATGTCTTCCACTCCTTTAATATAGTATATATTATTGTGTATTATATATATCATTGTATATTATATAATACCATATTATTAGAAGAATTAAAAATCACTTTTTTTATATATACCTTTTAATTCTGATTTATATTAAAAAACAATTAACATTCTTATCATTAACCTTGCTATAAGTAGTATTATTAATGCTATTATTATTATTATATCTTTTAATAATTGTTTTTCAGATCTCATATTCTTTATCCTCAGATCTAATTTTTTAAACATCTTATTTCCTCCCAGGTTTTTTAATTTTTAATTAACAGTATATTATACCTACTACTGTTAGAACTATTAATATAGATAATAATACAAATGAATTTATTATTATATATTTTAGTATCAACTTTTTTTCTTCTATTTCTTCTTTGGTTGTATTCCTCATATTATGCTCCTTTTTATCGTATTAGACGTTATATCTGTATGCTTTAAAGCACTTTCTAGATATATTGATATTAGTATATGCCTATATATTTGTACTTAAATTGAGTTTATATATATATTAAACATTACCCTCCTTCTTTCATTTCTATTAATTCTAAAATTAGTATACTAGCCTCTTCATTGGGTATATCTTCAAAATCCTCTATTGGTTCTACATACAAGTCATCACATAATGCTTTATAATATTCACATTGTCTATTAGTTGCCATCTTCTTTCTCCTTCTCATAATAAGTAATATCTAATATAATTTGTTTTATTACTTCTGATGTCTCATCTTTGTTCCCCCATGCTATCCATAATACCGTTGCTATAGTGCCAAAACATATTGATAAAATTATAAATAACCCTGCTATATATGGTATTTCACTTTCAAATATAAAAAATCTAACTGATATAAATAATAAATATAAAATTAATATTATAACTAATATTCCTAATATCCTTTTAACTTTTTTAATCATCTTATACTCCTAACTCTAATATTTGTCTTAATTGTAATTCAGGTATTAATATTGATATTTTAGTTCCATTAGTTGCTTTATAATTAATTGATACTTCTTTATCCGGCAATTTTTTTAATGTTACTGGTGATTCTATATTATATACTTGTTTATCGTTACGCTCTGTTTCTTGTACTTTTGCAATTAATTTTATCATCATTTTTGCTCCTTCTTAACTACAGCATATTGATTGAATAATAGTTGCCAGAATACAGATGTTGATGGACTTGTATTTTTACCTTTTTTATTTAATCTATATAATCTTGAATTGCTAATAACATAAGGTCCTGGTATAAAATTTGGAGATGGTTTTGGATATATTTGTTCCACAATAAATGGTTCACTATCTACTAATTTATTCTCAATCATAAATCTCCATAAATCATCTAATCTTGGCTCACCCATATTGCTTGCTGATTTATATTCCGGAAGTGCTAATATACTATGAGAATCTATAATATCATGCATAAATACAATATCTTTATCTCCCAATTTAATTTCATATAATTTGCCAAATGCTTCTGCTCTTGTTTTTCCAATTACATTCATTACCCATCTACCATTACTTAAATCTTTTGCTCCATACATATATGGGTTCATCTTTTAATCCTCCTTTGCAAAAACTTAGTTTTCGTTATTTTAAACACTTTATAATTATCCCCTATTTTAAATTCCCTGCCCATTGGTACACGTATCAACTCGGCTAGTTTTTCATAATTAGTCATTTTCTTCCTCGCTTTCTACTAGAATATCTAGCTTCAATCCTTTGAATCTATTGTTATACTCATTATCTACCTTTCTAGCTTCAATCCATTTTTCTGCATTTCCGAGGTTTATATACTCTCTAGCTTGTCTATTATCTGTAGTAAACATATTACTAGATTTATGTAAATACAACTGTTTATCCTGTGTTGTTATTTTATACTTTATTTCCATTGCATTTACACTTGCTTTCTTTTCCACCTGTGATTTCTGCAATCTGTATAAACCTATACAGTCTATGTAATTTATGCCATCTATGCAATATGTACAATTAATACAATACCTACAATAACTACAATTTTCACAATCTCTGCAATTTATACAATTAGTGCAAGCCACACAATCACTACAATCACTACAATCACTGCAATCTATGCAATTAGTACAATTAGTGCAATAGACTAGAGAATTGGAATATGCCTCAGCTTCTTCTTCTGTGTGCATTTCAGAATCCCAAGAATTATTGTTTTCGTCTACCCAATAATTATTTATATCTTTCATCTTGTTACCTCAACCTTTTATTTGTGTATGAAAATCTTGTAAGCAATTCCTACTACTAATAATATTATTGCTAATGGTGGAAATATAATTAACAATATTATAAACATTATAAACCAAAACATATCATTTCTCCTTTCATTATGTCCATATTTTACACTTATTAATATTTAACATTTACCCAAATATATAACAATTTCCTTACTTAAACCCAACATGATTTTATTATAATCAGACCTTGTTTTTGATATAATAATTAGTTCTAATTCTATTTTTTCGTCATTGTAAACAAATAGTCTACAAGTACTGGCATCTACCTTAGGTCTTACTAATTGTAATAATACCGATAGATCCCATAGTAAATTTTTAGCTTCTAAATCACTTTTTACAACTAGGCGAATTCTTTTAAAATTATTTTTTTGCTTATCAGATAGTATATACCATAAATCTTTTGCTTCTTTTTTATTTTTAAAATATCTCATAAATCCTCCTAATATAATCTATTTGCTAGCCATAATTCAATACCATCTAGATTATCATCATCTATATCAGTTTCTAGTATTTCTTTTTTACAACATAATGCCAACATTAAAAATTCTATTTCTTTGTCAACTAATGTCCTACTCCCCTTATAAATCTGATTTTGGGTCATTCTGTCTTTTTTAAATATTAATAAATTAATCATATCTTTAATCTCATTATGACCTCTTTTTATTTTAGTTTTTGACATATTTCTCCTTCTTTTAAAAGATGCCCACCATTGCTGATGGGCTTTATTATTTTAAGCAAAAGTTTTAACATGTTTTACGAACTTTTGCATTAATGATGGATCAAATGTGACCTTCATAAATTTTGATTCTTCCCAGGTATCAGTATATCTTGATGGCTCTTGATGGGTTAAAACATCTGTATAGGCATTAATCATTCCCCATGCTGTACCTCTAAAATTCTGATTGTCATCTTCATCTCTATAAGCATGTAGTAAATCTAATCTTTTTCTTGATAATTTTTCTTGCTTTGATTCACTCATCTCAGAATCAATCTCATAAAATGAATCTATAATATCTTTCTCAACATGAGCTATTTTAATGTTAAATAACTCATTTGCTGCTATCTTAAATCTTTCCATATAGTCTGATGTTTGTTTTAATATATTTTGAGCATTCTCCATTTTAACTCCCATTGTTGAAGCATGTCTAATACTAATTCTGTTATCAGCTTTTTTAAATGCCATATTAAATTGATTTTGACATAATATTCTCAATGGTGATATTGCTGCTTGTACTGGTATTTTTCCATTGTGACCGTTTTGGAATATTACATATGGGGTTAACCCATCTTCTAAAACATGAGTTTCTGGCAATGCTGCTATAACATATACTAGCCCTGTCCTTGTTTCTCCTGCCCTAACAAATTTTAAATCTTCATTGATATAATTGACAAATTCAAAAGCATCTTCATTTTGGCATATATTGTAATTATCTCCAACAATTCCAAAATGTCTAATTGTATTCAATCCTTCTTGGACTACAGTTGCTTTTCTATTTGGAATTTTGTATCCGTCTGGAGTGTATATATTCTCTTTTTTTACTGTATAATCTAAATTTGATTTTTCTAATGCTTCTTTAATATTTCTTGCCTGTTCCACATTTGTACCCGTTCTTGCCCATGTTGCTTCTCTAGTTAATGTCATAATATTACCTCCTAATTATGTGGACCACCCCAGTGGCCCAGGTTAATTGATTTATCTATTCAATGCTTTTGTTGCGTTGTTGAAGCAAAGGTTTTTTCTGCAATTATTGAATTCATGCCTTGATGTAAGTTTGCCGTTTTTTAATATCATGTATCTAACGCAATTGTCATCTAATATGCAAATGACCTTTTTATCACCATTAGTTCCTTCAAATATTTCAGTTAACATTTCGCTTTGATTTTTTTCTAAGTTTTTCATATTATACCTCCTAAGTGTAGGTGGGGGAATTTCTTCCCCCTTTCCCAGTTGCTATATCAACATATTTTCTCTTTTAGTATTAAATGACAATATGCCTGAACCCTCTTTTATATAGCCTATTTCGCCTGAACCACCTGCTATTGATAGTTCATAAGTAACAATATCGTTATCAAAGTGTAAACTTTGTAGTAGAACTTCTTTAACTTGTATTACACCTATATTTTCTTGTCTTAATATTTCTATTGCATTTCTCAATGTTCTTCTTTCGTTAATCTCTTTATTTGTCATTTTAGTACCTCCTAAGTGTGTTGGTTAACTTGTTACTACATATATATTGTATAACATATTAATCTATAAGTCAAGTTTTTTAAAAACATTTCTAAATTCTTTTGATAGGCTGTATTCTGTTAAAGAATCTAAACTATTAACAAGTCCTCCTTTATATTCCTTGAAATATAATCCTTTTATTAATTCAACATAATATAAACCGTTTGGATATTGACCCCATTGCTTAACTATACTTAAATTTTCTAATATTGGTTTTGGTGTTATTTTTATCATAGTAAACCTCCTAAGTGTAGGGGGGAATTTCTTCCCCAGTGTTTGGTTGCTAATTTTTTTACTTTCAATGTTAGTCCATGGCTTCTGAGAAATGGATACAATATCCACCTTCCCATAATTCAATATAATTTTGACCTTCGTATCTTGTAACTTTTAATCTTAAAGGTATGTTTGATCCACTTATTGTGGATTCATAATCATTTATGATTGTACCGTAATGGTGAACGTCCCATGCTGTAGCAAAGTTATTATCCATTAGTCTCATCTCCTTTCAACTTGAAGGGATCTGAAACAAATGATATACATCCACAATTGTCACAAACATAACCTGTATCTGTAAAATTAGAAGTAAGATCTTTAAATGTTACCGTAACGCTTTGTTCAATTTCACAATAATCACAAGTTGTTCTAATAAGTCCTGTCATAATATTACCTCCTAATTATGTTGGTTAACTTGTTACTATATATATTGTATAACATATTTAAAAATATGTCAATATGAATTGGGGGAAATTTCATCCCCTATTTTTAGTTGTTTTCTATAACCGTAAATGTATCAACGAACTTTTCTGCGATTTCCATTGCAGAAGTGATTTTTGAATATTTGTCCATTATGAGTGATTCTGGTACAACTCTTTCTCTGTTAGCATTTCTAGTTAATGATGTTGCTAATGATACTTTAACGTAAATCATTTCTACGGTGTATCCTAATGCTTGTGCTTGTTTTGTCATTGTAATAACTTTGTCTGAGTTTGTTGCTGTTGTGTCATATACAAAGGATATTCCTTCTGCTAAGTAGTTATATATTTTTTGTTTTTCTACTACTTTGCTTTGTTCATGTGTTGTTGCTGGGTTTTTTGGATTGTATCCGGGAAGTGATTTTTTTATTTCATCACAATCAACAACTGGCATTGTTGGTAGTATTGTACTTCTTATGTATGATTTTCCACTTCCTGGTAATCCACCCATTATAACTAATTTTTTCATTTTGTTTCCTCCTAAGTGTGTTGGTTAACTTGTTACTGTATATATATTGTATAACATATTAATCTATAAGTCAAGTGTTTTTAAACAATTGTTTAAATCCTTCTACTAAAATAAAGACTTTTGTTTAGTAGATCTCATTATCTTTTTATAGCATGTTGATCCAAAACCTAATTCTATAGATTCTGGGTTTTTTAACTTTCTATTGCATCTTCTACATCTAGGAACTAAACATTTAACGTTCCCAATTAGGTTTTGCTTGCTGATAGCAGGTATAACTGCACTGATACTCTGTTCTTGATTTAACTTTAATTTTATAAACGTGCTCACACCCCCTAATAAAAGATTTTCCACAAACATTACAAACCTCACTTCCAAGATATACTCTTACTTTTTTCATTTTGTCTCCTTATAATATTTTTGATAGTATATATGGTATTGCCATATCTGAATCCATCTTACCCATTTTAATTCCTTGTTCAGCTTTATTAATTAACTTTAATGCTTCTACAAGTTGAACAAGAGAATATCTTCTTCCATGGTCTTTTGCACACTTTATCTGCCAACCTGTTAGTCCTGTTTTTTCTGATATACCTGTATTATTTGTACTATTTACCAATAGCATAGCTCTAAAATTTGTATATAATAAACTCAATAATCCTAAAGGTGAAGGAACAACCTGGATTAATTCATAATATAAATTAAAACATTTTATTGCTGATTCTCGTCTACATATTGCATTAAGCAAATCAAAAACTACATCTTTTGGATTTGTATAAATTAGTTTTTCTTGGATTGCTAAATTAAAAGCTTGCGCAGAGTTAATATTATTAGCCTTACTTAAATGGTATAATTTATCACATTCTAATAATATCTTAGAATAGTTATTATCACACATATTAGCTAGTTGTATTGCTAATGATTTTTCTAATCCAATCTCATGCTTTATGTAGCCTGCTAATACTTCATCTGATAATATAATAAAATCTGTTAACATATCTACATGGTGTTTATAAAATTTTGACCTTTTATCTATTGAACTGTATGCCATAATTATAGTATTAATTCCTTGTAATTCTCCTTTTATAAATCCTTGCCATAACTGCTCTTGTTTTGTATAATCTTTATCATCTCTTATTAATATGCATTTGGGAGCAGTTATAATACCTGTATTTTTTAAAGAAGAAAATATTGTTGCAACTGAATCTGTTCTTATAACTGGTGTATTCATTACATTAGCAATTTTATCAATATATAAATCCATTACCTTTACTTCTTCTCCAATAAATAAATAAAATTGTCTAATTGTTTTTTTTACTAGCTCTTGCTGTATATCCATTAAACTCATTAACTACCTCCAAATCTTTCTCATATCAAATATCCACATATCAATTATTCCTAATTTATGTATACCTTTTATATCTAGTTTGTTAATGTGACGGCTTGTTGCTATAATGGATTCATAATATCTTCTATCATATTCACCTTTAATCCTCAATACAGATTCATTCATAACGGCTCTTAAAAACAATCGTGGGTCCCATAAATTATCATCATTCTTTAAACTTAATTTTGATGTTAGTTTAAAAGCATTAGCTCCTTCTACTTTCCCCATCTTAGAAGTTGCCAATTTAACATATCTAAAAAATTCGTCTAAATCATAATCTTTTAATGTATCAATATCTCCTGGGGCATTGCATACACTTAATATTTTTTCCATTTTATCTTCATTAAATCCATATTGCTTAATTTTTAAAGCATAATCAATTAATTGTAATCTTGTGTATGGCTGAATATTAAACACACAAGCCCTGCTTATTAATGTAGGGAGTGTATTTGATAGATCTGTTACTTCCATAACAAAATATGCTTGTTTTGGTGGTTCTTCTGTTATTTTTAAAAGTGCATTTTTTGCTCCTATACTCATATTATTTCCATCAGGTATAATATAAACTGTTTTGGTATTTTGCTTATATGCTGTTATCATCATATCTCTAATATCCGCAATTTTTGTTTCCATTATTACGTAAATAGCATTAAGTTGCTTTGCCATTTCTTTTGCTAGCATAGTTTTGCCACACCCATGTCCTCCTAAAATTATGTTAAATCTAGGTAATTCATCCTGTTTTATATAATTTGATATTGTTTTTATATTTTTATCTTGTCCAATCATTAATAATTCTCCATTCATTCAAACATTTTCTAGCCTATTTTTGTCTTATATTAAATTTATCTTATAAATAAGGAGTTACCCCATACATCTTTATCTACCATCATGTACTCTCCCCTTTGATATTGATATTAAACAAGCTTCTATCATTGGCTTTGGCATTGTTTCCCATTTTACATCAACTGATAATCTAATAATTGAATATAAAATATCACTAACAAAATTATAAAATTCCTCATCTATATTATCTAGTCTATCAATAAAAGTAGATGGGATTTGTATATATTTAAAATCATTCAATAGCTCATATTTACAAATATCTAAAACAAAATAGCTATATTGTTTTATAAATCTTTTTAAATCTAACCCTTGTCTATATATTTCTTCAACTAATATAATTACCTTATCAGTTGCTGATTGATAGAGAAAATTTGTTAAATCAAACATTGAATTATAATTAATAACACCTAAGGCTTCCACAACTGAATCTACTGTTATAATCTCAGCATAGCTTACACATTTATCTAATAATGTTATAGCATCTCTCATTCCACCCTCTGCTAATTTAGCAATATAGGATAATGCATCTAAATTATATATAATTTTTTCTTCATTCATTATATGCTGTAATTGATTAATAATTCCATCAAATGATATTCTTGTAAAGTCATACCGTTGAACTCTGGATAGTATTGTATTAGGTATTTTTTGTGGATCTGTTGTACAAAATAAAAATAATGTTTTAGCAGGTGGTTCTTCAATTACTTTTAATAAAGCATTCCAAGCTCCAGTAGAAAGCATATGACACTCATCTATAATGTAAATTTTATATTCTGCATCCAGAGCTTTAAATTTTGCTTGATTGATAATTTCTCTCACATTTTCAACACCATTATTAGAAGCAGCATCAATTTCAATTGGATTACCTTGGTGTTGGTTTAATTCATTTGAAAATATTCTAGCACATGTTGTTTTTCCTGTGCCTGCTCCTCCAGTAAATAAATAACAATTTTTATGAGATTTTGTGTTTATTTGTTCAATTAAAATCTGTTTAATAGACCTTTGTTCAACAACCTCATTAAAACTTTTTGGCCTGTACTTGATTGCTAATGATTGCATTAATTTTCCTCTTTTCTTTTAATTTTATTTACCCTAAAATATATAACCTTTAATATTCCTTATTCTATAATTAAATGACATTCTTTGTTAAATCCCAATCCTTGTGACTTAGCTTCTTCCCACTGCTCTTCCGTATACGAAAAAGCAAAATGAGCTATTCCATCTTTGATAGGAAACTCTTCTATGTACCTACGTCTTGCGTCTTCCATT